ATGCTTGCAGCATGGCCTCCAGCACCTTGCGCTGCGACGGCGTTGCCTCGCGCATCAGGCGCGCTGCTTCCTGCGGGTTCTGCATGACTTGCGCCATGTTCTTCAGAATCGTGTCGTTCGCCTTGCCTTCAAAGCGGTTGAATATGCCGCGCGTGACCGACAGCGCGGGGCTGAACATGCCGGTCGCCGGAGCGGTCGGAACCACCAGGCCAAGCCGGTCGCGCGCCTCGACCACGCCTTCGCGCGCCATCTTGTCCATCTGCGCGCCGGTTTTCATGTCGCCCATGATCGCGTCCACCACAGCGCGATTCTTTGGCGTCATCGAGTCGATCAGCGGCCGGTTGTTCGACTTGCTTACCGTGTTGCCGGCATCGCGCACCGCATTGGCAAACACCGTTTCGCGCTCGGATGCGCCTACCGACGAGGTCAGGGCATTCTTCAGTTTCTGCCCGAGCTTCATTTCGTTGATCGGGCCGGACATTTCCGCGTATTTCTTGAGGTAGTCCTTCCACCCGGCGTTTCCAGCGCCTTCAATCGCGTTGTCGATGGCCTTCTGGATGTCGATCTGCAGCCCGCTGGTCAGGCGCTTGTCGGTCGCGTTCGTCGCCAGCGCGTTTTTCTGGATCGAATCGCCGAGTTCCTTGCGAATCATGTACAGGTCGTTGGCGTCGATCACGCCGTTGCCCTGCGTCATGGCGGCGATCTTGTCCTTGATATCGGCAAGCGATTTCGTCACCACGTCGGACGCGCGCATGCCTGGGGCACCCAGCACCCGGTCGAGTTGCTTGATGATCCCATCCGATTTCAACGGGAAGTTGCCACTCTGCGCTAGGCTGTCGGCCTGCATCTTTGCGAAGTTGCGCTCGGCCGCGCGCTGGCTGACGATGTCGGCAGTGTCGGACGCTGCCGCAGTCGCTTCCGGCACCCGCTGGGCGTTGTCCGTGTAGCGCGGCGGGATACGCGGCTGTCCCGGCACCGGGTAGGCCGATGGCGAGGTCGAGACGCCGCCCGTGGCGCCGACGTTCATCTGCGGGGCGTTTTCCGGCTGAATAGGCGCACGCCGCACCGCCCCACCCGCCGCCAGGTTCTCCTGCTGCGCCGCCGCCGTCTGGAACCGCCCCTGATCCTGCAGCGCCTGGATCCGGCTTGCCTCGCGCTCTGCTGCGCGTTGCTCCAGCCCGGGCAGCACCCGTCCCGCGAGATTCGCGTTCTCGAGCGCCGTTTCCCGCATGGGCGTGGTCACCGCCGAACGCGCAGAGCGCGCCGCTTCCTGCTCGACCACACCCCTCGAGATCCGCTCAATCGCCGCGCGCCGCGCCGCTTCCTGCTGACCACCAATACCGCCCACCTCGGAATACAGCGACGGGTTGCGTTCTGCGGCCAGTTTCTGCAACGCAGCAAACTCCGCGCTCCCGGCCGGCACCGCCGCCTGTCCGGCGGTCAACACGGTTCCCGGCACCGCGCTACGGTTGTTCACCATCGCGTCGATCACGGCATCGGACTTGTCGCCGGCCACCAGGCGCATTGCGCGGCCCGTGGAGCGATCCAGACCGGCCTTGCCAAGGTGAGGCTCCACCGTGTCTCGGATGGCCCTGGAGCCGTATTTAGCCAAGTCTACGAGAGGCGGCAGGGCACCGCCGAGCGCAACGCCTGTGGCGACCTGACCGCCCTTCTGCGACCAGTAATCGCCCTCGCCGGTCACCGGGTTGACCAGCGCCTGCGCGCCGCCGAGCGCGGCACCCGTTGCGATACGCCCCGGCATGGTCGCCGCCGTCACCCGGCTGGCCGGCAGGGCAAGCGTCGAGCCAAGTTCGCCTGCAAACTCAGCGCCCGCACCGATAGCGTTGACTGTCTTGCTGTCAAGCGCCTTCTTGCCGCGCTCCTTCATGGCTTCAAGGTCGCGCATGGTCGCGTTGATGCCCTCACCCTTGCCGATGGCGTTCGCGCCAAGCTGGAACAGGCCAAGGAACGGCGATGCGGCGCCCAGTGCAAGCCGGGTCGCAGGGTTCGCCGCGATCAGGTCCGCGCCGCTGGTGTTCGCGATGTCCGCCGCTTCCTTCTCGAAGGCGGGGGTTTCGATGGGGGCTTTGGGGCGTGCAGCGCCGCGCATCACAACGAATTGGCCAGACTCGTTCTTGGCCGCGGACGCGACAGGCTCCCACTTTCCGCCGATCAGGGCGACAAACTGGCCTGCGTCGTTCTTTGCGACTTGCGCAGCTGGTTCCCAGGCTTCGGCCATGTCAGTTCAGCGGCTTGAAACCGGCAGGGGGCGCGGGTGCAGCACCGGGGGGAGCGCCACCACCGCCAAACGAACCAGACGCGCCGCCGCCAAGAATCCGCCCACGTTTCCCGGTTTCGTAATCGCCGTAGATGCGCTTGGCTTCCTGCAAGGCTTGCAGACGGGTTTCGCGCGGCAGATTTTCGTCGCCGACCTTGCCGACCATCTCCCTGTAGAAATTCACGTCCTGATTGGACTGCGGGCCTTCGAAGCGCGGCATGCCTGCGGTGAGTTTGCTTGCCACGGTACGCAGCGCAGCCGCTTCTTTCGCGCCGGACGGTGCGATTCCGACCAAGCCCGCAGCCTTGTCGACCAGTGCGCCAACGCCGCTGCCGGTAGGCTTGGCATCAGCTGGAACAACCTCTCCGCTGGAGTTCCGCGTCACGCCCAGCAGGATGTCTTCGGCGCGCTGCAAATCAGCACCGACACCCTTCATCTGCACTGCCGCCTTGGCGTCCAGTTTCCCGGCTTCGGTCATCTTCGGACCAGAACCGAGAACACCGGGCGAGCCGACGCCGCCGCCCTTGTAGACACGCGCGTCCACCACGATGGTGTTCGCCGGGTTGCCTGGTTCGGCGATGGTGGTGATCGTTGGAGCCTTCAGCGAATTCGCGACGGTTGCCACGTCGCGGCGCGCGTCTGCCGACAGTCGCGCGATATCACGCCTCGTCTGGTCTGCCTGCTCTTGCAGACGTTCACGCATGGCCCGGTTTTGCTCGCCTTCCATCTCACGCGATGAAAGTTGCATGGTGATGGTATCCAAACGATCCTGCGCCCTTGCGCGCGCTTCTGTCCGCTGGAATTCCTGCTGCGCCGCAAGCACCTTATCAGCCTGCACCTGTCCAGACAGCACCTGACCGTATTTCTGAACCTGCGGCAGCGACGACATCATGGCCTCGGTCACCATGCGGTTCTTGTCGCCCGGGATCGTCGGACCCTGCGCCGACGGGATCGCGTTGCCCTCGTCATCGTTCGGCGTGGCAGGCTGGAACACCTGACCGGGCCTGTCCGCGCCAATACCCTGCACTCGAGCGATCTCGTTTGCTACCGCTTCCCGGCCGCGTCGGGCGATGTCCTGGCGCTGCGTGTCGATGCCTTCCAGCGCCTTACCGGACGAATATCCGCGCAGCAACTGCGCCATGCCTTCGAACGGGCTGATAGGAACCGCCATACGGCCCGCCATGCGATTTACGGGCAGCGCCTGCTGTGCCTGTAGCCCCATTGCCTCTGCGACCCTCTGGCGGCGCGCAAGGGCAGCGGCTTCCGCCGACAGTTCCGGCGTCAGACCGGAGAGTTCAAGACCATACGGATCGGCCATGTTCGCCCCTTAGAACTTGAACGTGCCGGTCGGAGCGCCTAGCGCCGCGCCACCCAGCCCAAACAACCCGCTCATCATCGCGTTTGACTGCCCGACACCCGCGTTGTACTGATCCTGCGCGGCACCGTACTGCGCCTGCGCTGCCCCGAATATCGGTGCCGGCTGAATGTTCGCGTTCTGCGCCGCATTCGGCACCGCAAACGGGTTCGAAACCTGCGAACCCGACATCAGCGCCGTAACCTCGTTCAGCGGCGTCTGACGCTGCGCCAGGATCTCGGCAATCGCGTCCTTCCGGCGCTGCGTGTCGGTGTTGAAAGCCTGTGTGGCCGCATTCCCGCCCGCCACTTCGGCCTGATTCCGAGCATCGTTCCGCGACCGCTCGATCATCTGCATCCGGTCGGCATAGGCTTTCGTGCCCGGGCGGATACCGGCAGCGATCAGGTCGCTGTTCGTCTGGTCGGTCTGCTTGCCGTAGTCCTCGTTCGCACGCGCCATCGAGGCGTCGATCACTTGGCGACGAGTCTGGTCGTAGCCACCGACACCCGGCGCACCGCCGATGTCCAGATTCTTGCCGATCACCTGATTCAGCGCGCCGGCACCGCTGATCGACAGGTCGCCCAGCAAGCCCTTGGCCTGCATCGACTTGTCGAACAACGCCTGCTGCGGTGCAGAGAACGTCTGCGTCATCGTCGGACGGTCGGCAGGATTATCACCCTCCTGCCATGTCTGCGTTCCGTAGGGATTGACGACGTTCGGGTTGTTCAGCCTTGCAGAAGCCATTGCGGCTTCTTTGTTGGCTGCGCCTTGGGCTTGGGCAGCGCCCGCGTAATCAGGGGCTGGAGGTGGCGACGGTGCGCACATACGGAGAATCTCCGACAGTCAAAGGGAACTGCTTATCTTGTGGGCTGTCGGCCCGTACTGGGTGCAACTGCTTCGAATAGTGCACTTTGACCGGCTCGTAGTCAAGATGCTCCAATAATCGGCTGGCGGCACCAATAATCGGCACGCTCATGTTGATTTCCACCGCGCCCAGGCGGCGCATCTCGGCCTCGATGAACTGGTAGAACCGGATGAACGTCCGGCCCTTGCCACGGTAATCCGGGTGCAGGAACCATGTGTCCTCGGTGGCGATCAGCGCCTGCGAGTGCATCGACGGTGTTACGTACATGCCCGCGAACCCGATCAGGCAGTTATTCACGCGCGCCGTGAACTGCTGATACCACCCGCACCTCTCGTACTGCTGGTAGCGTTCCAGTCTCGCGTTGAACCCTTGCGCATGGTGGTGCGCCTCGGTTTCCTGCCAGTGCGCCTGGGCGAGAACCATGATTTCGTCCCAGCAGTCGGCAAGCGGCTCAATGGAGAATTGCATGTCAACCCATCGGGTTGTTGGTCGGTTCGTAAATGTAATCGCTCGCGATCCATTGCACCGTCAAACTGTTAGACGATATTTTCAGCCTGCCCGACAGCCAGACGCCCACCCATTCAGATGGGGCAGTCCATTCTTTCGTTATCTGCAATCCTGTCGCCCAGTTGGATTGGTCCCATATGGCCGAGTCCCATGTGCCGCCAGCATTAACCGTATAAGTAGCCGAGCCAATCAACTCATGGTCTTCAAAATCGACGCTGATGTCCGTCAGGAACGAAAACGATCCATCTACCGAAAGAATCGGTCGATACATCACAACGTGCTTTGGCATTGGCGTACCAAAATTCGAAAATGCCTGTTTGCCATAAGCGAAGATATTTCCCCCGTTGTCGCTGGTGCCGGTCCACGCCTTGTAAACGGTTGTGCTGGCGACGAAATACAAATCGCCGTTGAATATCGCGAAATCCTCGGCATCCCACGAATCGAACTCGCACCACTTTTTCGTGATCGTGTTCATCACGTACTGCTTGTGCTCGCCGCCCTCGGCGACCGGGACGTTCACAATCATCGCCGAACGGGCAGGGTATATGATTGGTTTCCACCCAAACGTCTGTCCATAGGACCGCGCCGCCGACGTGAATGCGTTCTCGATCAGGAACGACAACGCCGTCTTGTAATCAATGGACGCCGACTGTAAACCAGCCGACAGGGGATATGCGCCGTTCTCGGTGAGGATAATCAGATCACCGCCAAGGTTCACCCAGCAGCGCCGCCCGAGCGGCCTGCCAAGGTAGTACGAACCTACCTTCGCCCATGCTGCAGCGTTCGACGGGTTGTTGCCCTGGTAGATGATCACCTCGCCCTCGGAAGTGATGAACACGGCCCGGTCGTCGGAACCGTTGCCGCCGTCAATCGTCCATGAGGCCATTGCCATCAGGTAACCGCCGCGCTTGCATTCCGCCGACAGGTCGAACTCAGTCAGCGCGCCGCCAGCGACACCAGCGTTCAGATACCAGAACGAAAGCGACTGCTTTGCGATGAAAAACAAGCGGCCCTTGAACACGTTCACGTTGATGATGTTCGTGGTCGTCAGCCCGGTCAGTGCCGGCGTTGATACACCATCGACTGCCGTCCATGTGGTGCCGTCGAAGTAAAGCGGCTTGTCCGTGCCATTGACCATGATCAGCCAGTTCGACGTGCCGTCGCCGAACATGGTGGTCTGCCACTTGCCTGAAGAGATACCGCTGCTCACAACTGCTGGGCTTGCGATGATTGCCGTGCCGTTGCAGGTATAGGTTTCGCCCGTCGCGGAGGACACCACCGATGTTGCGCCGATGGCTGCATCGTCCGCGTCGAAACTGCCGACCAGGGTCGTCGCGTTGTAAACGCGCACCGCGTAAATTTTTCCGGCAAATACGTCCGCCGTTCCAGCCTCTTGGGAACCGATTTCAACGATTGCGCTTGATGCCGCAATGATGGTCGTTGCTGCTCCTATCACTGAGCTGTCAAGCGTCCACGTCACTCCATCCGTGCTGGTGTAAAAATAAATGCTGTACCCGCCGGACCCATTGTCCACATCCAGATAGATCCGCAACCATGTGGCGGTTCCGTTGACCAGCGCCACATCTGGGGTAAATATGGATGTTGTGGTCACGCCGCCGCCAAACCACTTGAATACGACCCGTCCAATTGAGTCGATATACATCGCATATGACTTCTGCAAACCCGTCCATTTTCCAAGAATGGTTTGCGAGGCGCCGTTCGACCAATCGGTAGCTGCGCAGTATGCGCGAACGTCAATATCCCCTGTGATGTCAAATGCCGCGCTGTCTGGCGTTGATGCGTAGTTCCCAGCGCCGCCCGCCAAACTGAGATAGTTTTCCGTCACTGTGCCCGCGCTCGTCACGTCATACACGCGCGTCGCCGTCGAGCAATACATCTTGTTCGTGCCGTTCAGCGCGTTGTACACCGCAAGCGTTTTGCCGATGGAGTTCAACCCGACGGTGTGATTGGACGTGCCGCCGCGGATCTCGCAATACGATGTACCAGGCATCCAGTTCAGCAACGTGACCGCCTCGTTTGGTTTCATCTCCGCAAGCGAGTCGCGCGCATTCCAGCCGCCGACGGGCGCGGGAATCGTCCTGCTGCTGACGACCCGGGCGCGCGGCGTCCGTGACTTACTGCGAAGCGGCGATCTCATGGAACGGTCCAATTTCCGTCCGGCACCCATATGCCTGGGAACGGACCGCGCCATGCCGCGTTGTCCGCGTACACCGTAGGCTTGCCGCCGTCGCGGCCGATGGTGTCCTTCTTCTGCATCTCGTAGGTACGGAAATCCTCGGCGTATTCCAAACCTTTTTCCTTCTTCCAGCGCCACCGCAAGCCTTGCAACACCAGCGATTCCGGCAGCAGGACCGTATCGTCGTCTGATGTGAATGCGTCCGCGTAGGTGGTCCCGTCGGACTCCAGAATTCCGTACTTTGACACGTACTCGAAATACCATGACGAACCTGCAGGCGGTGCCGGGTTTACCAGCAAGCGACCTTGCCGGATGCGGAACCGATAGCGCGGCCCGGTAACGATGATGGCCTTCAGCGCCTGCCATTCCTTGTCCGACATGGGGCCAAGCACCGGCAGTTTGGTCGTGCGGTCCCAGATGGTGTTGTTCCTGATGTACCGAAACCCGTTGCTCGCGATGGTGTCAATCGCGCCCTGATCCTGATTCGCGATGGTGGTGTGCGCCGCCTCGCACTGCAACTCTTGCCATCCACCGGCAATTGCGAGGTCGTTTACCTCCTCCTCCAAAATGCCCATGATTTGCAGCACTTTGGTGTCGGTCGAACCATAGACGGTTGACGGTACAGGCAATCCTGTCCGACGGCAAAACTTCTGTACCACTGTCAACATCGTCATGGCTGCGGTCCTTTACAAAGCCTGCGGTTCCTGCTGCTTGGGAGGGCGACCGCGGCGAACGGCCGGCGCCGGTTCGTCCAGCAAGTCGGACGCGCTGATCGCGGCTTCCGGCACGTTGTAGGCACCCTGGTCGACCGCGCCCTGCGTTTTTACCACTGCCAGCAGTTCACGCACCTGGCGCTCGAGCGTGCTGACATTTCCCTGCAACTGCGCGTTCTGCTGCTCGAGCGCGGCCATTTTCATGGTCACGCTGCCCTTGTCGTTCATCTGCGCGAGCCACGCCGCGGCCTTGTTCTTCAGGTCGATGGAACCCATGCCGATGGCGCGCTGGCCTTCGTCGGTCACCGTTGAGAGGTCTTCCACCGTCAGGATGTTCAGCCTGACCAGGGTTTCCTGCATGGCGGGCGAGATCACGCCCCAGCCCTTGATCGGCGTGCCGTTGAGTGGCAGTTCCTGACCGTTCTTCCACGCCTCGTATGCCTTGCGGTAGTTCTGCGCCCACTCCTCAGGCATGCGACCGTTCGCCACATCCTGCCGCATGTTGGTCAGCCAATCGGTGACCTTCATCTTGAAGATGTCGCGGCTGTACGGCGGCGTGATGTTCGCCATATCCACGTCCTTGGCGACGTACCGGCCGGCGGCGACGCTTGCTGCCTTGTCCTCGACTGCGACCCGCTCGAATTTCACGTAGGCAGGCCGTTCCTTGCGTTCCTGCGCGATGTCCATGACGTTGCTCATTGCTTCC